TTTAACGGGACTCCTGTGTACGCTTTGTCTGCTGTAACGGAGGAGACTATTCCAAATAGCGGTTATAGTTCTGGTATTTTGTTTACATCATCTCCATTTACAAAACCTAGCGACGAAATCTGGCATTTTGAAATTGAAGGAACTATTGCAAGAAACAATAGTATTGGGGTTGGAACTCACGCTTTACAATTTATCAATACATCGGGAGTTTCGTACTCTCAATGGCTATTTTATTTCACTTCTGGTAGTATGAACCAAGACGCATCGTTTAAAGCAAGTTGGGTTGTTAATTCTGGAACTGCTTTGACCGTAGAAACAGTTCGTGTTAGCCCAAACGCTAATTCAAACATTGCTCAATCTGGCGTTAACAAGTTCCGCATCTACAAATACCGCACCGCTTAATCTTATGGCTGACCCAACACCAGACTCTTCACAATACCTAGGGGAAATGGGCGGGGCGCTTCGTGCCCAAGCCAAAATCCTTCCGCTTCAAGCAGAACAGGAACGCCTACTCTCTGCTCAACTCCAGCAAAACCAACTGGGGGGCTACGGTCAGTATGTTACCGGCCTTCTTGGTTCGTATCAAAACCTCAATCAACAGACTCAGCAGTTCCAATCTCAGTATGCTGGACAGCAACTTGGTATGCTTGGCAGTCTTGGTGCTGGTGCTACAGGTGCTGCTATTGGTTCTCTCGACGCTACAACCCGTGGCATCTACAGTACCTTCGGTAACCAGGCTCTGTCCGATCTACAGATGGGCAGTTCCCTTAATCAACAGGAAACGGAACAGGCTCAACAGGCAGCCCGTGCAGCTGCCCAATCTCGTGGTCTTCAGTTCAGCCGTCAAGGTGGCGACCTGGAGATTCTGAATACCTACAGTATGGGTCAGAAGCGTCTCAAAGAACGCCAAGGGGTTGCCCTGCAAGCCTATGGTCTAGGTCAACAGCAACAGGCTTATGGCGCTCAGAACTACCTTACCCCAGCCTACAACGCATCCCAGCCCTATAGCCTTGCTGGCCTTTATGGCGCAGGGTCGGCTGGCTACGGTAATCTTGGTCAAGGCTTCCTTAACCCAGAGTCTCAGTACCTTGCTAATATTCGCGCCAATCGTATCCAGCAGGAGAATGCTGATAAGGCTGCGGAGGCTCAGAAGTCCGCTGGTCTTGCTGGTGGCCTTGGTCAACTAGTTGGTGCAGGAATTGGTGCTGCTGCTGCATTCTGTTGGGTTGCTCGTGAAGTGTATGGAACAGAAGATGGCAAGTGGACTATTTTCCGTTCTTGGCTTCTTACTGAAGCCCCGGAATGGCTATATGATTTGTATGTAAAGCACGGAGAAGAGTTTGCACATTTCATTTCCGACAAACCTGTGCTTAAGTATATTATTAAGAAAGCGATGGATGTAGTTGTTGAGCGTCACTTCCAAAAACTAGCATTCTAATATGGCATCTCCTTTCCAGAAATACCAAAGCGAGCAAGTTCAGCAAATCCCGGCTGGATATGTTGAGGCTATGGGTTCGATGGGTAGGGCTTATGCCTCTATCGGTCAGTCTATTGCTGGTGGCATCCAAGAGGCTGATAAGAAGGCTACCGAAGAAGCCAAGATGCAAGGTGCGTTAGCCCCTTATATTAAGAACGACAAACGAGTCCAAACCGTTGAAGAGATGATTCGTGGTGGAACGCTTGTAAAGAAAGATGACGGTACTGTTGAAGTTAATCCGATCTATAAAGATGTTTGGGATGGCGCTAAGGCAAAGCCCATTATGGATTTCTACAACCAGACAGGTGGCGACGGCTCTAAGTTGACTGGTAAGGATTTAACTAAGTTTGCTACTGAGTTTGAGTCTCAACAGAAGTATGACGCAGCACAGTCAGCCAAAGCAGACAAGGAAGTTGAGCGCCAAAAGACGCTTGCTGAAATTGAAAAGTTAAAGGCTGATGCAGCGGAGAAGATGGCTGGTACGGCTGCTAATGCTGTTGTCGCTGGATACGCTTCTGGAACTCCGTTTGCTCCTCAACCGACTGCTCCTCTGGGCTATACGCCACAAGCACAACCTGGTCAACCAACTCCAGGTCAAGTGCTTCCTGCGAACTCCACTGGTGGAATCAATCTAAGTGATATCAAGACATCTCCCGGTTTTGATGTAAACCGATACAACGCTGGAATGAAGTTGTCTGGCGATCTGAATGCAGCTCCTGTAGCGCCTCCTGCTCCTGCTCCAAACCTTGCTCCTCCTGCCCAGTCCCGTGGTCTTCCATCACCTAGCATAAACATTTCAGAGGTTGTTGCTACTACTGAAGCACTTCGTGTTGAGTATTTTACGCAGTATGAAAAGGAATCAAACTCCCTTAAGTCAGAACAGGCAGCTGCTATGATTGCTCTTGGTAGAACTGGCGGGGCTACCCCGGAACGCATTAAGTCATTAAACGAAACTTTTAAGGTTCGTAAGGATAACCTTGATAAGTCGTATGCTGAACGCACAGCATTAATTGATTCCCGTGTTAAGGCTGCTGCTACTATTACAGACGAAGCACGAAAGGTTCAAGATGACAAGAACAAGGCAGCCGCTGAATTACGTGCAGAAGCAGCAACTAAGATTGCTAAAGAACGTGCAGAGGCTGATAAGAAGGAAGACCAGCGTAAGGTTGAGGCGTTTGAGATGACCAAGGAAGAGTTTAATATTAAATGGGGTGTGCCTGTTAAGGCCGGTGCAGCTGGCGCTCCTGCCACAACCGCAACACCTGGCAAGAAGCCAACGGCAGCTGAAACACCTGGAACGTTTGCTAACTTCCAATTCGTTACGGTTGAAGGTGCTGGAAGTGTTACAGGTCGTACGGGTGGCACTGAGTCCGAGAAGGCTAAGGAAGAACGCTATGGTGTCTTCCAGAAGCGTAAGCAGGACTACCCGGCAAGATGGGGTATTGGTGTGTACCACACTGGCGCTAAGGAGTTCCAACTTGATTTGAACTACCGTCCTACCGCTACACCTATCGACCCAGGCTCTCGTTCCAAAATCAACGATACCCTTGAGGGCTATTCTGAGGCACAGACCTTCTTGCAGGAACTTGATAACGTAGTTAACAGCACGGACGATAATGCTATCACTAACTACCTTAACCGATCTCTGTGGACTGCATCTGAATCAGCCAAGAAGACTGTCATCACTGGTGATATGATGAACCAGTTCGGTGTTGCTGCGTTCCGTCGCGCCATCGTTTCTGGTGGTAACTTCTCCGACGCTGACCGAGAATATGTCGCAAAGTTAATCACGGACATTAACTCTGCTCACATTAAGAAAGACAAGTCTTTGCTCAAAGCCCAGACAGCTGCTCTTGCTGGATTCATTGACCAAAAGTATCGCTCTACGCTCGCTGCAAATGATATGACATTTGATATCGAGACATCTAAGAAGTTCTTAACCCGTGAGGGTGACACAGCCGGCCTTGAACAACTTAAGAAAGCCGAACAGTATACCAAGGCGTTCAATGTTGATACCAAGAACAACACTAAACCAGAATACGATAACACTGGACTTCCGTCTAAACTAGACGAAATTGCTGCTGGCTTTGAAGCCTCTGGTACGGCTGAAGGTATTAAACAAGCAAAGGTTTACCGTAAGGCTGCGGCTGATAAACGTAAGGAATATGAAACCGCTGCTGAACAAGCAAAGGCTAACGTAGAACGCACCAAAACTAGATAATGGCTGACCCGCTACTCCCTCCTACTACTGGTGCTACAGTACCGCCAGCGCCACCTCAACGCACGTCCGTACCAACTCCTGCACCTGGGGAAACCGTAACCCCCGGATATAACCCCACAGGTGCTTCGCCCCCGGCATCACCGACAGACGATTCATTTGCCAAGCCTTGGTTGTACAGGGATGAAAATGGCAACTGGCTTGGTAAGGGTTCTGAGAAGGCAGAGAACATTCCCGGAAGCCCAGAGTATGAAGTAACCAAGACTGAGCGTGACCGTGATATCAACTCTTGGGTCTGGGATCGAGCAAGGGACGTGGGTCTGTATAATACAGATGCGTCTATGGCTATCTTTGGCATCCCTGCCGGAAGGTTGTCCGCAGAGTCCACGGAACGCGCCAAGCAAGTAGAAGATGCTGCTTGGGGTATCCTTAAGATTAAGCGTCCAGAAGCAGAACATAACGCACAAGTTGTAGCAGCAAAGTTAGTGCCACTTGCAAAGGCGTTTATGGATGCAGATACTCTTAAGGGCATCCGTTATCCCACTGCATACGGGATGGACGATAAGCAGTTAATTGAGTTCGTCACAAACCCAAGCAATGGTATTCCAGCTGCTATTGGCGTTGAGGTTATGTCTGAAATCGGCAATCCTGGATACCGTGAGCAGAAGGAACTGCTTGGTACTGGATTATTGTTTAACATCCGTAAGGCTCTTGCTCCTGTAGATCACCAGTTGGTTGTCGGTAAAGAGGTCTACGACGCAGGGCCAGATTACTTCAAGAGCCTAACGCAGTCTGACAAGCGTGATGCGTTTCGTGCGCTTGGACGATTCAAGGCTTCTCAAAAGACTAACCTTACTGGAGATGCTTTCAAGGCCGGTGCTTTGTTTGTGCAGGACGGGTTTGAGGCTCTTGCTGGATTTGGTGATGCCGTTAACCCCTTTAGCCGTGCTGACGAATATCTCTCTCAGCGTTACCGGGATGACCCTACATTGCGTAGCAAGGCACAACAGGTCATTACACGTGCGTCGCTGGTTACCCGTGACAAGATTAACACTCTTCGTAAAATTAACCAGACTGGTAATGCCGAATCTTTTACATATACGCTTGATAGTTACACGAATAGCACCCTTCCAGAAAACCAAGAGTTCTTATCTGCCGTTGCCGAGTTAACTGCACTCCGTGAGGATGGGGCTTTCGCTCCAGGTAAGCCATTCGAGAAATTGGCTTCGTTCGGTTCTGGTGTTCTTAACTCGATGCGAGCCTTCAAGCACTTCACATCGGACTCTACAGACCCCAATTCGTACCTATTTATAAACGAGTTCATTGGAGACAAACAGCCCCAGAAGTCTGCCGTAGGTGGGATTGTGTCTGCTGCTAAAGCAATTCCAGCTGCATTTGATAGCACCTATTGGAACGACGCTTCCCCGGAAGACCTGGACTTAGCAATTAAAGTTTGGTCTGAGAACTACAAGAACGTCAACGGCGCTCACGACAATGTTCTTACTGAGGCATACAAGGCTCTTGGAATGCCCAACCGCGCCAAGGAAGCCCGCACTGCATTTGGTGACCAACGCCTAGAGGAACAGGCTGCTATGATTTTCGATCCAATCACAATTGGAACAGGTCTTGGTGGCATCATTGCCAAGGCAGCTAAACTTACAGGTAAGGTCGCTAATGTCGCTGAAATCACAGCAAGAGGTCAAGTGCTGGCTGCTGAAGGCAAATCTATCCTTACCGAACTAAAGGCACTTGATAAAACCTTCCCTCAACCCGCCATTGAAAAGGTCATTGACGATGTATATCGCAAGACTGGTCGCACACTAACAACTGAAGAGGCTATGGTCATTGCCGTAGCCGGGACAGGTGAAGACATTCTTACGGCTGAAGGCAAGATTGCTGCTGCTGAAATCAAGAGTGTAGTACAGGGCGCTGAAATCCCTGCCGACTTAGCCAAGCGTATTGTTCAGTTAAACGCTGATGCGGTTAAGTATGCCAACGAAGGAAAGAAAGCAGTCCCAGGCACTACCGGCCCTAAGCGTTTTATCACTGGCTCTCTGGGTTACGCTGCTGGTCAAATCATCGAAACTATCCCCGGTAAAGGTCTTCGCAAGTTAGGCGAGTTTATGGGTGGTGGTGGCGCTGAACGATCTCTTGGGAAATGGGGTCTTAATCACTTGCTCAATATGCAGCCGAAGAATATGATGCGTGGAGGTGCTGTTGTCGTTGCTGGGGCTAGTTGGGCTACAATCGATGTAGTCAATGGCAAGGATTGGTACAACGGTGCTGGTCTGGCTTTGTTTGGTGGTACTGTATTATCTCGACCTGGCATCCTAACCGCTGTTGGTGGATCGATTGAGACATACGGTAAAGTTCAGAAGCGTGTATCTAAGGCTGCATTGTTTGGTGAGCGTGTAAGCGGGTCGCCTATTATGGCTGCTCTTAACGAAGCCCGTACAGACCTTGGCAAGACTGCCGATGTCGCTGCCCGTGCCGGAATTGAATCCGAGATGGGTATGCTTCAGCGGATGGTTGATATGGGTGCTGACGTAGCCTTGCAGAATGGCTTCCACGTTGCCGTAGACCAAATCGCCCACGGTGGCACTGTCGGAATGTCTATGGCTTGGGCTAATGACCAAGCAGCTGCCGGGTCTGGCTTCGGTATTGGCGCTGCTGCATCCGTTGGTATCGCTGGGCTTGGTCGTGTCACTGAAGTCGCTAATCGCTTCGGCCCACAAAACGCTCTCCGTAGTAAAGAGGTAATTGCCAATGTCTCTGGTATCATCAACGAGATTCCAACAGAACAGGCGGCACGTATCCGTGACTGGCTCAACTCCTCTACTGACTTCAATGACTTTATGCGTCGTGCGGATTCGTTCCGTCGAGCATACGACGCTACTGGTGGCAAGGTTGTAGCCAGTACCGCTGCGGAGATGGCTGTAGCAAACAGGACTGTTAACTTAGCGCCAAAGGAAGTAGCCCGTATCCGTGCAGAGGCTCAAACACTTTATCCTGGCGATCCCACGTCAGCCGCCCTTCACGCAGAGAAGTCTATTGCTGAACTAGAAGGTCGTGGTAAGGATGTTGCTACCCGTGATGAACTTCAGACTCGGCTCAATTCGTCCACCCGCAGGGCTGATGCTACTATCGGTGAGATTCAGAAACTGACTGAACAGATTAACGCTGAGAAGGCTATCTTGGCTAAGGCCGGTAAGACAGATTCCGTTGTCCTACAGAAACTCAACAACGCACTCAACAACGAGAACGTAAAGTTGAACGTCTACACGGCAGAAAATATGCAACTGACGGCAGAGCATTCAGAGGCTGCTCGTCGTGTTAATTCTCCTACGACATTCCGTAAGGGCGAGACTCGTACTAATGCGGCTGGTAATCCTATCACGATGGTTCGTGAAGGTATGTACATTGAGTCCGGCCCACAGGGTGGCACGATGCACTTTGATATCAGCAAGGCAGATGCGTTCACCGTAAACCACGAAGCCTGGGAAGCCCTGCTCGCCCACAATGCAGTTAGGGCTATTATGCCACAGTTGACGAAGGCTCTATGGAATAAGCCGTCTGAGGGTGGGCGCTTGTCTCCGGCAGCTCGTACTGCATTCTTTGATTCCTATTCTGCAAGTCTTTCGCTTGAAGAAGGAAAGCGTTTCCGTGATGAAATCGCCATTGCTCAGAAGGAGTTTGAGTCTACGGGCAACGGCTATAAACTTGAACGCTTCACTCGTGAGGCGATGGCTTGGTGGATGGCTACAATCGACTCGACGAAGCCTATTGGTTATGGTGGCGTAGGCAAGGCTAAGGGTCTTACCAATGTTCGTGGTGACGGTGTCTTCGATTCAATGCGTCGGATTATGGTTGGTGAACGTAGTATGTATGATGTCCTTTCAACGGACAATCTTCGTCTTGAGTTCGCTTCGATGTTCGATCCGCAGATTGGCATCTTCCCGCGCCAGTATACGGCTTCAATGGTTCAGTCCCTGCGTGAATCCGGGATGCGTTTCATCAAGCAGTCCGATGGCACTGTGCGTGGTTTCTGGCTGAATAACCGTGGGGAGATTATGCGTGACCCCGTAGTCAATAGCCTGTATGATGCAGTCTATCGAATGACCAACGGGGAAGGTGGTAATAGATTCTCAGAGTTGAATGTCTCTGACCTTACCCAAACCCAACAGGCTGAACTGTTTAATGCTACAGGCTTATCTTGGCTCGTAGACCCTTCCACGAATACACCGATCCCAGGCATTGCTCCTCCTGCTCCACAGGGGAAGCCTACTGCTCCTACAGGGACTCCCCCAGCTGCACCTACTGGCGCTACATACAATGGTCAGCCAGTACAGCCTGGCGTTAACCCACCGCCTCCTGCTGCTCCTACGCCTACTCGTCCTACGCCTACCCCGGCAAGCACGACCCCTGCTGGCACTCCAATCCCGCCTCCTCCACCACCTACGGCAGCCCCAGCGACCCCGCCCTATCAGCCTGTAGCGGGTACTACTCCTGCCTCTGGGACTCCATCAACCCCACAGCCGTCTGCTCCACAGCCTGTTAATCCATCTTCGATGCCTCACGTAAGTGTTGTCGTCAACGGACACGCCCAGGTGGTTATGGATGCACTTACGAATATCCCTCAAGCCCAACGTGGTTTGACGTTCTCTACGGATGCTGCCGGCCCAAGGGGTGGCTTAAAGTCTGTCATTTGGGGTAAGCCAACGGCAGCTGAAATCAACGCAATCGCCCAAGCCCAAGGGCTTCCAGATACCGTACGCAATAATATGCTGATGATGGCACAGGTTATGGCGCAAAACGGAGAGCGTCCAATTCTTACTGGTCGCTATGTCAATATCTTCTCCAACAACCCGCTGGCTACAAGCGATGTAAGAAACTTCGTTGGCAAGGATGGCTTCAGTTATGTTTCAGATCGTACATTCGTTCCTCTGTACTTTGAGTCTGTGCTTCAGTACTTTGATGCGTCTAACCCGGACAAGGTAATTTCTGAAGGTCAGTTCAATAAGTTATCCAATTCCGAGAAGGGCAGATATAACGAGCGTCGTAACTTGACGGCAAAGGTCTTTAATATTGATGCGTTCCAAGAGAACAAGAACATCATCTTTACTGATGGCGTTCGTGAATACGCTAAGGATGGTTCTTTCACTTACCTTAAGGATGTAAATGGGCGCGAACTTACGCCTACCTATATCAGTGAAATCTTCCGCACCGACACGGAGTTCTTTACTTTAGCAAATGACTGGCTTCAGCACTACAATAGTGGTGGGCCGATTGACCCTACTGGCATTGCAAACCCGGTTGGGGCTATTGTAGAACCTTCCGCAATTCGCCTTGGCAATGGTGACCGCGCCCTGGGTGAATCTCGTCTGACAATCCTACGAGCTGCCTATGGGATGACAGTTCGCAATGGTCGTACTGTAGTCAACCCAACTACATTTACTACCCAAGCAATTCGTGGTCGTGCGTTTCCATTCGAGAATCTGTCTATCTCTACGATGGCTGAACTTGTTGATACTGGTGGTAGATCGTTGATGTCGCAGGAAGCCACTACCCGTGGGCAGTTCAATATGGCCCCGGCCTCTTGGGAACTCCGTTCGACAGAGTTTACATCCGGGTTCGTAGGAGAAGCGTCTCCGTTTAATAGTCACAAAATGTGGAGTCTGCCGAACGTACCGAACAGTCACATCATTGAAACCTCATCCAAGGGTTCTACCTGGAATACATATAAGATTATCGTTGATGGACAGGAAATCGTAAGCAACGCAAAGAACATTGATGAAGCAAAGAAGGCTGCACAGGTTGCTGTTCTTGATGCTCAGAATATGGCTGATGCCCGTGCCTATGCCGAGAAGGTAATCAAGGATGAGGCTGCTCGTGAAGCCCGTGATATCGCCCTCAACAACGCAACGGCAGAAGCAGCCCGCAAGAAGGTCGAGAAAGAACGCACCAGTGCTGAAGCTGCATTGCTGAAGGAGACACAGGCTCAACAGGCTGATTGGCTTAAGATGTCCAAGATTCAAGCAGAGGCTGATGCACGGGCTACCGCAGTACACGAAAAAGAGAAGGCTCGCATTGATAAGGAGAAAGCCAAGTACGAAGCCGCCGCCCAGAAGTTGCTCGATAAAGAAGCAAAGAACCAGGCTCGCCTTGACAAGCAGAACCAAGCCGCTGAACAGAAACGCATTGATGCTGAGAAAAAGCAGTTAGAAAACGAACAGGCTCGTCTCCTTAAGGAATCCGAACAGAACGATGCAGCCGCAGAGAAACTTAAGTTTGAGCAAGAGAAGCGTGAAACTGATGCCAAGTTGCAGTCTGAACAACTCCGTCAAGATATCGAGGCTCGCTCCAAGCAAAGAGTACAGGAAGACTCCGATGCCCTTGCAGCCGCTTTACGATCTAACAGCACTGAACTGGATGTCGGAGAAATCCTTCGTAGTAGCCTAAGGGTTGACCCTGCTGGTCTTACTGTAACCGGAGAGAACCGACTGGTTGTCCGTCGCATTATCAACCAGAAGCCTATCGTCACCCAGACGCTTACGACACGCCAGCAGACCGGCCCTGCCGTTACACAGACCCAAGGTAATATCCTTGCAGCCCGTGCGCTTGGTTCTCCAGAGGCTGGAGCTGCTGCACCTCAAATCAACAAGTACCTAGACCAAGGGATGGTTGCTGGACAGGAAGTGATGCGAGCCATCAACGACGTCTGGAAGACCGAACTGGGCAATCAACTCCACGCTGTCTACCAAGGTCTTGATTCCCGTGGTAAGCCTAGATACCAGTACCACCTATATGGTGTCAGCGGACAGGAACTGTATCGCACCAGCGATGCCAAGGCTGTATACGAGAACCTACTCCTCCAAGAACAGCGTCTGCGTGGCTTGACCACCAAGTCTGTACCTAAAACCGAGGAGGATAAAAACAAAGTTCAAAAGGAAGTTCTTCGACAGACTGTCAGCCCGACTTACTTGCAAAGCCAGAAGACAACCATCCAGCGCCAAGCCGACTCTGAGGCTGCTAACCGCTACCGCAACAGATGAAGTACCTGTTCTGCATTGTGTTCCTGGCTTCCTGTGTAACCACGGAGAAGCCTCCGGCATCGGCTACCGATCCAGCCAATGTTAGTAAACTGGGTGACAAGATTGATACCACTGAGGCGCGGGCGGCTGCTGCCGTAACCGTAGCGGTGGAACGGGCTGACCAGCCAGAGGTGGTAAAGGCTGAAGGTAAGGTGGCTCTAGCCTATCTTCCTGCCCCGTCTGAGGCTGACATCGCCTTTGCCCGTGAACGGGCTTCCAAGGGCGATCTAGAGGCTTATAAAACTCAGATTGCCTATGCCAAGGGTCTACAGGCAGAAGTAAACAAGATGTGGGAAAAGATGGAGTCTGACAATCTACGCAATCTTGCGGAGATTAAGGCTCTCAATCTACGCAACGAGCAGCTTGCCAAAGAAGTTGAGAAGGTCAAGACCGACGCTGACCGTAACTTCTGGACGATGCTTGCCGGGGGGATGTTCGTCCTTGGGGCTGTAGTCTGTGCCTTCCTATCCTGGAAGACGGGCGCTACCCTTATCTTCCTATCTACCGTGGCTGGGTCTATCCCAGTCATCCAAGGTTCTGCCTATTTTCTACCTATCGTCCTCACAGCCATTGGTATTGCCCTGTCCTTCGGACTCTGGGTTCTGTGGGACAAAGCACGAGATAAAGTAAATGAGTCCTCCTCCCCCTCCAGCCCCGACTAATCCAGAAGACTATCAAGCCATCGTCAAGGACTCGCTTATTGCAAGCGTCCTAGGTGCTGGCGGGATGGTGGCACGTATGCTCCTCAGTAGCGAACCGTTGACCTTTGGCTGGATCGCCAGGCGGTTGATTGCTGCTTCTCTGATTGGGATATTCGCAGGGTTCGCCTTGCAGGAATATGTAACATCTTTGGTGATGCGTTTCGCTTGTATCGGTCTTGCCGGGGCAGCTGCCAATGAGATTATGGAAGGCGCTATCAAGTGGTTGAAGGGCCGGATTAACAAGGAAACCCAAGGCGTAACCAAAGGAAAACCCAATGGAAAAACCAAGCGAGCAAAGCGTAAACGCTGAACGTAACCTAATCTGGTCAGTAGGAATCATCCTATTCCTGTCGTGCGTTTGTGCCTTGTATACTGCCTACATTATCCAGATGACCTTGGACAGCCTGGGGTCATCCAAGACAATGGCGTTGATTATTGTCGATGGTGGTAAGTCCTTTAAGTCCGACGATGCCACCCTTGAACACGATCTGAACAGCGCCACCTTTGCTCTTCGTATTGCCGTGGAAATTGCTTATGCAATGGTGGTGTCCTCGTTGATTATGTCTGTCGGTTTGATTGTGCGGCTTGTGAAGAAGGAGTGAACAAAGTTATCATCGGTATAGATTGACGGATAAAAAAAGACGACACATAGTATGTCATCTTGAACGGGCGGGTGGGTGTTGATGTTGTGCGTGGCTCATATAAGGACGCTCCTCAAGATAGACCACCCTGTAGCCCACCAGCAGGAATGGTCGCCTATTTTAAACCAAGCAGCCTCCTGGCAATAGGGTCGAAAGAATAATACAGGGTGTCGTAGAGGCGACGAGTCTTGTAGCGTTTCAAAACACGAACCTTACAAACGCCATCCTCAATCATCTTCTTTGCCAAGCGCAGGAACTGCTTCTTGCTGCACGTCATCATCTTTGTGCATTGTTCGCAACTATAGAACCCAGCGGGTACTTCTTCCTCCCCGGAGTTACGGTTAACGTACTCCCGTAGAGCCTCAATTACGCTTTGTGTCTTTGCCATAGTCTTTGAGGAATGAGCGACATTGACCGTTATTCTTAACGTCTGGCTTGAGCCACGCTTGCCATAGATCGTCTGCCGGGGCTGTGTACCGTAGGCAGTTGTCCTTATTCGGACACATCACTTCTTTGATGAAGCCGTCACACTTGGAGATATCACTCATCGTTCTGGATGTCAAAGGTGTCGTTCTTAATGATGGCAAACTGGTGAGTAAGCATATGACGAATCATACCGTCCTTCTCCAGGACTACGGCAAAGATGTCATTGCAGTACAACCCAGATGGCTGGACATACAGGAGATACCCATAGCCCAGCGGGGTCTTCACCGGGATGGGTTTATTAAACTCGTGAATCATCTTTGTAGTAGTTGATTTCAATGAAGAACTTGTCACGCATTTCTCGTGCCTTCTCCAGATCGGAACACAGTCTCTTGTTAATCCGCACACCATTCTGAGTGTACTTCACATACCAGATGCCAGTCCCGTGAGGGTTGCACAGGTTGCGATTGGGATTATCCCGTGCGCTTGGACGTGGCATCAAGTCATAGGAAGGCTCAGAGAAGCCGGCCTTGAGTACCTCACGAAGCCTGTCCAGGTTCATACCTAGGGACTTGGCGCGTTCTTCTAGTTCGTCTGGTTCGCTCATATTCCGCACATCCCCTCGCATTCAGCCTGGAAGTCAAAGTTTAGCTGCCCTTTGTCTTCTTCGGAATCAAAGTTAATTTTATCAAGAGGGATGCATTGCCTGTGCAAGTACATCTCCATACGCAAGGCTTGTTGTTTTTTTCCTACCTCACGCATAGCATAATCAAACTCAATAGCCTTTTGAAAATGTACTGGGTCTTCATCACGCAACCTACGCCACTCTTCGTTTGAGTGGAATGGACAGTAATAACAAGCAGAACGTGGAGGTTCTGGATACCCATTATTCTTCATCCATTCAAGACAATGCGACCGACGCATTTTCACTTCAACCAGAGGCCATCTGTGTTGAGTCCAATTAACGGCTGGATCTTTCATACGTTGCATTTCATCGTATGAGATGCCAATCCACTGAGTTACTGTGATTTCTTTTTGGTTGTGTGTAATTCCACAAGCCTCCCTAATCTTCTTAATGATTGGCTTAATTTTGTAGTCAGCCGTGCATTTTCTTCCAATAGCTGCTACGACTTCCCCGCTTTTCTTTACCCCAAATATTGGAGTAAGACGCTTAATATACGGACGACCATCTTTAGTTGTCCTTAACTTAAGGGACTCTTCGGTTAGGTTTCCTGCGGTCACACGAATGACCGGGAAAGGTAATTGCTTCTCTAGCCAATCAAGCCAGTCGTATACGTTCTTTGGCTCTGCTTGGGTGTCAGCAAATACTGCAAAATCTGGCATAGGCGTAATTTCGCCTTTAGCTGCCATCAATGCCAAGCACGATGACTGAACTCCAGCGCCAAGATTTAAAACGGTGTACTTGGTTTTTAATGGTGGTTCTTCAAACGGTGATTTGCTCATAGGGAAGTAGTGTTGTGCTTTAGCAAATTGCTTAAGTCAACTTATTTGTGGAGTTCTTTGTTGGGGAAGTACCAGCCGTCACCGAAGCGGTGGGCTTGCTTGCCGATGTAGTTATCTCCATCGACTTTGAAATACATAAACCCGTTCTGCCAGCGTAGGCTGCCCGGCATCCGAAACGCATAGTCAGTATCCTCCTGTCGTCCGGCCCAGCCACAGAGCCAAGCTGCACCGCCATCAAAGGCTTCGATGTTTAACTGCTCAAGGCGATGTAGGTGACCCATACAGAAGCCACCGCCAGGCACACCGAAGATGCGAGCGTCCTTGAGCAAGGCATTCTGTCCGTGGGAGAAGCCGTGGATGAAAGTGAGAGGGCCGATACGCACACGACCCTTCTTCACGTTATAAGGCTTGATGACCTTGCAGCCGACATCACGAAGCGTACGCATCATAAGGTCTTGGAGTTTCTGCATATCGTCCTTGTCCTTGATAGAGTCCGTGCTGTGGATGATTTGCCGGATTCTGTCGTCGTGGTTTCCGAATAGGAAATGAGTAGGTTTGTATCGCTTAATCCAATTGATGCCCGCCTGGAGATCGTCCTCAAGCCCTTGCTTGGCTTCAGAGGATGACTTGTCTACCCCGCGCCTTGCCCATCGGAAGTCCCAGTTGTCACCTAGGTGAACCCGGTACTTGGGCTTCACGGTGGAGACGAACTCCATAATGGCATCGAGCGTATCCTCGCAAGCAAGGTCACCGTGATTATCGCCCATAGCGACGATGTCGTATTGTTCACTCATTTTGTTTTTCGGGTATAGGAGATGCCAAGTTTGCAGACCTTGTTTACAGATCGTACAGAATTGTAACTGAATCCGTGCTTCCTTGCAATCTGAGCCATTGTTAATCCAGACTGGGATTCGTAGATAACCATCAGTTTGACGTGTCCATATAAGGCACGGTTGTTGTGTCGCTTGAAGACAAGTCCAGATCGTTTAGCGCCACCATAGGCAGAGGCATAGGTGATGCCGTAGTGTTTAGCTGCCTCCAGGAGAGTCATCCCTTTGGCGTGGGCTTCGTGGATTGCTTCCTTGGTCTTACCATAGCCAAGGGTGTTTGTGCCGGAGGAACTCACGACTGCTTGCCCTCCTTGGCGGCGTTCCAATCCTTCGACACTTCATCGTGCTGAAGCATAATTGCCATAACATCCCCCACCTTGGTCAGACGCTCGACCTCGGCTTTCAACTGCTCGATGCCAATGCTGTCGATGATGTGTATGGACTGAAGCCGCTCGACCTCGGCCTTGAGGCGGGTCTGGTTGTCAATCAACGCGGCTACCTGCCTCTGCAATCCATAGACCTCGTTGTTGGCTTTCTGAAACTCACGCACCAATCGGTCTTCGTTCTCCTTCTCCATCTTTAGTTCTTCCTTGAGGCTCTTGCACTCAGCCGCCCAGTCACGGCACTCGTTGCCCAGACGGATTAAGTTAGTAGCAAAATCTTGGATGATTCTATCTTTGTTTTCTTCGCTCATTTATTGCTTCCTTCTATGAAACGAAGAGGCGTAGGCAGTTGATAGCGTTCGCAGTAATAGTACAGACCGCGCCGGGTCGTGCCAGCCATACGGCAAGCCTCACTTACTCCGTGCTTCTTAGCCAACTCATAGGCTACTCGTGTACGCAAGCCGTGCCTGGCGTTCTGATGCTTGCCATTAACTACAAGTTGCTTGGCTTGCTCAACCATACCATCTGCCTTCCACACCAAAGGAAGTTTATTATCTATGGCGTAAGTGCGGATGCTGGAGATAGCCACACCCCAAGATTGGGATGCAGCTCGCAGGGTGCAGTTGCTTCTGATAAGCATCTCGTAAGCGCACTGAATCTTCTTAGCCCGTGAGCGTGGCTTCGGCATTGCCACGACAGGCTTTGCGTACTGAGTCATTAACTCCCGTACACGATCTGGAGAAAGCAACTTACTCACTTGTTGATACGCAGAGCGTAGTTAAGGATTTCCATAATGTCGTCATCAGAGAGGTCGGGATTTACCCGAACCTCCTGTGTGACAACGAACTCGGTCTTGGACTTAGACCCAGTCTTTTCGTCGAGTGCTTCCCACTCGTCTTCGTCGATGTGCGTGTTGTCCATATTAGAACGGTACGTCGTCGGGTGGGTTATCCGTGAGCAACTCGTCGATGGTAGCACCAGGCATACCGGGCATCGGCTTGTAGGCTTCAGCGGACTGGTCGAGGGAGTCACGGAATGACTTGTCCTTAGCAGAAATCTTACCGTTGTAAGGCTTCGGCTGGTAGTTCTCGCGCCACCACTTAAGGGATGCCGGAGGCAGCTGACCAAGGGTCTGACCCTTCTGCTTGCCAAACGGGATGACCACTGTACGCCACGTGCCATCAGACTCCACAGGAGCAGGAGCAGGGGCTTGGGCTACAGGGGTTTGATACGAACGAGCAGGGGACTCAAAGGACTGAACAGGAGCAGGGGATACACTGCCATCACCACCGGCCCAAGCAGGGAGGGATGGAGGATTCCAGCGGAAGCGAGTACCGTTCTTGGTCTTGCCGTCATACTTGCCATCGTTGGCAATGATAGCCCACGCTTCGGGTAGATCGTATAGGTAGCGCCCGATGCCCAGGTTCACCACGGCTCGCTTCATTGCACCAGAGGCAGCAGATTTGAACGGGTCGATGTCACCGCTGGCTTCTACAGCACAGCTGCCAGCCACGCTACGGCTATTGAAGACACGAGTCTCACCTTCCAGTAGGTTGAGGTCGATGGTGATGGTCACGGTGCAGACGGCTTGTGTGCCGATCTGGATGAACTTCTCTTCGTGCGACCAGCAAGTGCCGAACACTTCGTCCAAGCGTTCCATAGCAGCACGGTTGTCGATGTAGCACAGGCACTTCGCCCAGATGCTACCGTCTTGTTTGTCCCCGGAGGACTGGAGTCGCCACTCAATGCGTTCAGCAGAGAAGGGGGCGCGGAGTTGCTTGAGCATTTCTGTCTGTTTTTCGGTAATCATAGGATTAGATATCGTCGGTTAGGTTATTGTATTGGGTTAAAGGGATTTCTTTACTGTAGGACTTCCACACATCGAAAGATGCTTCTTGGGAACGCCAGGCTGCGTTGAACGCATCAAGCACATCTGGGTGGAGGTCACGTCCGTGATGCATATTAAACTCACGGAGGCTGTGGAAGACCTTCTCCATCTTGTCAGACAGATAGGCGACCTGGGTTTCTTGTTCGTTTGATAACACTTCGGCACGATCTACTTGTGCATTGGTGATGCGTAGTAAAGACCGAATGTCTTTTATGGGGTTGCTCATTGTGGTGGGTAGGGAAAGTTACTGGGCTAGGATGCCCTTGGCTCGCAGGAGGATTGCCCTGCGTTTGCCGGAGGTTACGTTCTCGTTGAAGTAGAAAACCTTGGCTTGGTTGTAGCCCATATTGTAAGCCATATACAACTTCATAGGAGTAGGCTTAATCTTGTTACGAATCATACGCTCCTCGTGCATCTTAAGGATGAGTTCAGCTGCGTGATGCGACATCGTATAGTCGTGAGCATACGTCTTCCAGTTGGATGACAGGAGGGGATCGTGAGGGCCGGCAGTCACTCGATTGTAAGCAACAGCGTCAGCCCAAGCCGCCTCTGAAATCTGGAACGCGCCAAGACTACGACCATCGTCACCGACAGCGTTCTCGTTTAAGTTAGACTCAATGATACCAACCTTGTGGACGAGGTCAGAAGTAACAAGAGATTTGGCTTCGCAGGAGGCAACAGCCAGGAGCAGTGATAGCAGACGATTCATAAGGATGTGCATTGTATGGGGACTAAATGTTCGTTGGTCAATATCTTTTCTTTAAATCTTTTAGGTAGTCATTTAACGCTTGTTCACGGGCTGCACGGATGTGCTTACAGACCCGTTGCTCCTCTGGTTTATCCCACAGGCGGCGACTCCAATGTTCACAGGTGCAGTTGTTCGTAAGGATGTTGGTCGTGTAGTATGTCTGGCTGGTCTGGCTCTTGACCTTCCATAGCGTCAGCGGATACCGGCAGTCCAGTGCCTCAAGAGTGAACTGGGTGGTAGTATTCACGGAGTCGGCGCAGGAAGGCTTCACCTGTTTCCTTGTTGTTGAACCTGTCGAGGAGGGTAGTTCCATTGTAGTTGGTTGTGATGATTGTGGGTCGGAGATTGCTGGTGCGTTCGTCTAGGATAGCGAACAAGTCTGCCTCTAGTCTGGGAGTCAGTCGTTCCTTCCCTAGATCGTCGAACGCCAGGAGTGGAACGGTGCAGAAGAAGTCGAGTACCTTGCCGTGCTTGTGGTCTTCAAAGCCCTTCTCGATGGAGGCTTCCAGTTTCCGCATAGGCAACCATACTGCCCGTGCCGGGAAGTCGTGCAACCACAGGCGATTGAAGATGAGCCACGCAGACCTTGTCTTGCCCGTCCCAGTTGTCCCGTGGAGCAGGATACTAGCCTTGATGGACGGTGACCATCCCGATGCCGTCTGAAGGCTCTGAGGGAGCAGGGTGAGGTCTGTATCAAGGAACGCCTTTGGATAGTCTGGGTGATAGTGGATGAACTTGTAGCCCTTGCCAGCGAACATCTCCGTGTAACTGAAGGGGTGCGTGAAGTGGGAAGTCTTCCCGCTGACAGCGCAAGGCTCACAGGTGTAGAAGTTCAGCAGTTGATTCTTGTTCGTGTCCAGCACAGGGGTCACCGGCCCTTTGCATCCACGGCAGTATGGTCGTTCAGAATCCATTAGCGTGGTCGTCCTTGGTTAAGATTTTAGAAAAAGATTTACTGTTGTACCCAGACTTCTTCTCCGGGAATAGACCCTGCCAGTCGTTGGAGATAGATCGGTTGATGCAGTCAGTGGCTTCAGCCTCAGTCATCGCTCCTAGCATAACGAGCTGCTTCTGCTGGGCTAGGTCAGACAAAGCCTTCTTGGACGAACGTCTGTACTTCACCCACTCATCCCAAACTCTCCTAAACATAGGACTGTGAGGAAGGGGTAAGGGGTTATTATTATCTTCTGTGTTATCCTCTGTACTATATGTATGAAGTCTATTTCGTGGGGGGGGTGAAATAGGTTTCGTGGGGGGTACGAAATTGGCTGCATCCCCCTTGAGGGCTACGAGAGCCTGTTTCTCTACCGTCCGCAGGATGCGTTTACCGTCCACGTCCAGGCGTACCACAAGGCCGGTATCAATGAGGGTCTTGATGAGGTTCTGGACTTGTCTGGGAGTCAGCGCCAGGTTCGTGGCAATCCATCCGTTGGACGCATAGCATCCCTCGTTGCCATCCAAGGCATCAATCAGTCCGTAGAGGACACGGGCAGACAAAGGAATGTCCACCCGTTCCAGTACAGCCTTGGGAATCCAAGTGCCGTGTGTCATATACTTTAGACCGTATCGCCTAGAGTAAGAGTCAACGGCTTGCCAAAGTTGAAGCCTGGGAACACATCGGACTCATAGCAGTCGTTGTAGATGCGGTAGTATTCGTCCAGACGCAGTTCAGCGTGAGCAAGCCAGCCTTCGTCTAGGACAACCTTGCAAGCGTCGTGAGCAGCCGTTTCTGTTTCAACAAAGTACAACGCCATCTCTGCCGGAGAACGGTTGAGGGCGATCTGGAGACAGCGACGATAGTGAGCGAGTTGAATGTCGTAGCCACGGTCACGGATATCCCAGAACAGGGACTTCTTCGTGAGAGCCTTGCCGTAAGTCTTGATGTCACCGATGTACAAGTCCTCGCCATCGTTGGCTAGGATATCGATACGCGCCTTCATCGGGAAACCATACTTGGGATGCTTGACGAAGATAGTAACCTCCGTGTCAATCCTGCCACGCTTATGCAGCTCGGCATAGTATGGATAGTTAGCAAGAGAGTTTGCCGTTGCCTTGCCCTGCTCCATAGAGGCCGGGGACAGGAGGATGCCGTCTGGGTGTTCGGTGCGCCAAGTAGCACGGGCAGTCTTGCTACCTTCACCCGTAGTCGGGAGACAGGCGAAGTTGTCTAACGTGCCACGGTCAATCAACAGTGCGTGGACGTAGTTGCCTAGGTCGGTGGCAGCTGAAGACTCGAACGTGTCGGTCTTGGCGTACAGAGGAGAGACAGCAAACTTCTTGAGGAAGGATGCGTTAACTCCGGGGTTCTTTTTGTAATCTGCGAAGGACAGATCGTGGATGATGTCGGATGGATTGCTCATAGGTGAGGAAAGGGGTGTTACTCTTGGTAGGGGGCAATGTCAACAACAACCATAGGGAGTTCTCCGTGACCCTTGCGGAGTATCAGTTCAACGATAAGCCCGTCATCCTTCAGCCAGCCAGAGTCAACAAGGCAATCCAGCACAGACTTGGCTAGGTTATCCAGGTCGGGACGGGTAGACTTTGCTACCACATCAGCCCCGGTCTTGTCGGCAGTCTTCTTGCTTTCCTTGGTGTGCGGGTAGACGAACACTATACCCACTTGGCAAGGCTCGTCAAGGGGGGTGACCTTGGCTTCCTGCGCCAGCGTCTTCATCATACTCGTAGCCTGGACACTCCACTTCTTAGCAGAGGACTTAGCCATCTTTCCCACAAACATCTGTCCTGTCTTCTTGTTCTTGAGGATACGCAGGGCTGCTTGATGCGTGGGAGGCGGTTCGATCTGGATGTGGAACAACATAGTTTACGGTTACCTTCCTTGATTAACTAGGTCAACTGTGTATATTGACTTAATGGATACAGACCCAAAGTTTCAGCGATTGGATGGCACAGACCCGGAGGCCGGCAAGAAGTTACCCAAGCACACTGTCAAGCGTATCGAGCAACTGCTGAAGCAAGGCACAGCCCCATCTGACACAGCCAAGATGACAGCAGTCGAGCCACGGATCGTCGGAGAAATCCGTAACAACTTACAGGATACAGGACAACTCGACATCCTGGCGTTCAAGCGCAAGACCGCACACCGCCTTGCATCGTTTGTAGACAAGGCAACTGAACGACTAGAGGCAGAGGTAGATGGCATCCCCCTTGGGCAACTGATGCTTTCAGCTGCCATTGCCATCGATAAGTTGGACAAGTTGGTTGACCCGACACCCACCGTTAACATTAAAGCCGAGTTGCGTATCTCTGCGGACGACATCAATAAGTTGTTGGATACCAGGAGTTTAATCATAGATGCCGAGACAATCGACCCGCCTAAGTCGGAATAAAATCACAAAAGAGTTATTTAGGCATTGACTGAAGGAAGGGGCTTTGCCATCACTGGCATTCCTTCCTATGAGCAATCAACCTAATCCACATTACATCTGTGTCTTAAACATTCGGGCTATCCCTGTCCCGAACTGCCACAGTCAAATCGTAAGCATTCACAAAGACCCGACTGATTTCATTGGTCGCATCAACGAGAAGGCTAGTCAGTTCCCAGAGTTCATCGCTCACGAATGGTTCGTGCGCCCGGTGCGTGTCTATCGCTACGATAGTGAGAACACTCTGCTTGCCGATCTCGACTCCGGCTATAACTACCCGCTGGCTTACACAGACGAGTTTGGTGTTGTTGTCTTTAACAAGAAGCACCCTCTCCACGCTCAATACATTCTCCCTCAAACCAAATAACAATGACCCAAGAAACCCAAACCAAGCAGAAGCCTCAGTCCATCGTAGAGATGGTTGAGTTCTTCGACCTAAACAAGCGTCCGGCTCAACGCCTCCACGATGCAGTCACCGACGATGTAGTCAAGGCTCTGACCTGGACGACCCTGCGTTCGCTGGCATTCGCTTGTCGTGACCCCAAGACCAGTGCCAAGGGTATCACCCTATCCCAGAAGGTTATGATGTACCGCAAGTACGACAAACTCTGGGAGTCCATCGCTGAAGCCGTCAAGGTCTACGGCGCTAACATCAACAACGTGAAGTGCGAACCAGAGATTGGCGAAGACGTAGCTGCCTTCCGCACTCGCTTCCTTCAGTCCGTTCTGGGTCTGACCAAGTGAGTAACGAGGAACACCTTAATTCCTTACACGCACAAAACGAAGAACTCGAAATGGAAATCCAAATCCAATGCGAGGAGAAAGAAATCCTCCAGAAACATATCGAATCTATGAAGAAAATCCTCAACCAGTTTGAGACGATCTGTTCGGGTCGTGCCTCTGACCCGATGGTCGCTACCATCAAGAAGTGGCGCATCCTCAAGAAGAAAATCGCAAAGGAGAATATCGTCTGATGCGATACCTTTCAGTATGCTCCGGGATTGAAGCTGCATCTGTGGCTTGGCATAAACTTGGCTGGACTCCAGTCGGGTTTGCAGAGATTGAACCATTCCCGTGCGAGGTACTGAAGCAAAGATATCCAGACGTAAAAAATTATGGCGACCTCACAAACTACGAACAATGGGACATCGAACCAGGAACAGTTGACGTTCTGGTTGGCGGCCCCCCCTGCCAAGCATTTAGCGTGGCCGGTCTTAGAGAAGGAATGGCTGACCCACGTGGTAACCTATCCCTCCTCTACTTCGGACTTGTTAACCGAATTAAGCCAAAGTGGATTGTGTACGAGAATGTTCCGGGACTCCTGTCAGCGAGGGGTGGATCAGATTTTTCGTCCCTCATCTCTGCGTTGGCTGAATGCGGGTATGGGTTCGCCTACAGAATGCTCGACGCACAGCACTTCGGTCTGGCCCAGCGTCGGCAAAGAATCTTCCTCGTTGGCTGCCGTTCTGGAGACTGGCGACATTCCGCAGCGGTACTATTTGACGGCCCAAGCAGCTTCGGGCATTTTAAGAAGGGCGAGGAAGAGGGAGAAGAAGTTGCCCCCACTACTGGAGTCGGCGCTGGAAGCCCAAGCCGAATCAACTGCACACCTGGAGGAATCTCCGGAACAGTCAGCAACAAGTGGCACAAAGGAAGTGGAGGGCCAGCAGGAGATGAACATTACAACTTGGTCGCAGACGGACGACCAGTAGAGTTGCCCATTGCTTTCAAGGTACGATGCGGTGGCGAGTACACAGGTACAAAAGGTGGAGAGGTAAAGCCAACTGAACGAGGTGGTACTGGTATGCTCCACTATGAAGACAAAACATTTACTGTCGCTGCTACCCAAGACCAGTTTGTAGCCACGCCTGTGACGTACAGCATCCGTGAGGACAGCAGTGCCAACACGTTCCACGTTAAGGAAACCGACACGGCTCTATGCGTTACGTCCATTCGTCCATCGCCTATGGCTCAACACGCACAGAACTTTATCGTTCAACCACAACAGTTACTGTACGAGAACCATCCTAACGACAGCCGTGTAACCGGCCCTCACGATGTAGCGCCTACCATAGCTGCACGTTTCGGTACGGGTGGTGGCAATGTACCGTTTGTACAGAACGTATCTGCGGTAGCATTCCAACCTGGCAACCTCGCACGACGTGCCGGAAGCGACCCATCAACGGAAGTCTTCCCTACTTTGTCCAAGGATAGCGGTGACCAGAATCCTCACGTCGCTGTGCCGATGGCGGTACGTCGCTTGACTCCCGAAGAATGTGAAGCCCTGCAAGGGTTTCCAAGAAACCACACCAGAATCTCTTGGCGCGGTAAGTCCCCGGAAGATTGTCCAGATGGCCCAAGGTATAAAGCCATAGGAAACTCGATGGCTACCAACTGTATGCACTGGATAGGTAGACGCATCCAATTGGTTGACGATCTGGTTACCGAGTTGAACCAGAAGCAGGGGTAGGTATGTTGTATGTATGTCCTACATACGCATCGAACCACACAAGCAATTTAAGAAAGCAATCCACAAGGTACGCAGAGATGGATACATCACGTATAACTACTGGGGTCTTGTTGAGGTATGTATGCAACTACACAGCGAGTCACTTGAGGACGCACGTGAATGGGTAGAGTACAACATCCTGGGGTTGAACGACAGCAACGAAAGCCAGTTCGGAGTACGCTACGCAGACCCAGAAGCACCCTCAAAGGTACGTCCAAAGGTACGTCCAAAGGTAGGCAAGGTACGGCGCAAGGTAGGCCGGTAGGTAGGCTTAAGGTACGCTGGGTAGGTAGGTACGCACACGTGTGTGGGTGTGACGTAAGAGCTGCCGTCGTCCGGCAAACCAAGGCCGGCTTAACGTCGTACAGTTACGATCTGCTGGTCAGCTGCACGTCACGTGTCCTGGCTGATAGGCACACAGCCATTGAATGGGTACACAAGCACGTCCTGCACCTGGCTGACGGGTCGAAACCCTCTCTGAAAATAATCTACAAATAGTTTACTTTGACGTTGACATAGTAAACAGGAGGAGTTTGTGTGTGTGTCCTTATCACACATATGAAGCACATCATCACCATCAGCAACAACACGCTCCTCGCCATCAACCACCACAAGGCTTCCAACCTGGTGCTTACTGAACAGGACAAGAAGATTAGCCTCCTTAAAATGGAATTGCTCCTTCCTTCTGGTAAGGCGCGTAAGGGTGGTCGCAAGGAAGTATCGGAAGCGAATGTCGTCCGTGACCATTTGTACAATGAATGGCAGAAGACGTTTAACTTGGCATCCAATCTTCTGCATACTGCGACCAAGGATTATATCAAGGCGAGCTGCATTCGGATTCTGGAGAATCAATCCGACCAGAACGACTCTGACGTTGGTACGATCCTCCGAGCTGCCGTCATCGCCATTCAGCACGAATCCGGCAAGCACACCATTCGCATTGATAACTCTCTCGCTGGTTACGGATTTGAGTATGACGTGTTCTGTGCGTACTCTGAACATTCTGGTCTGACCATCAACGTGACCGAACACAATCAAGGCCGGTCGATTAGTGGAGGTATCGCAAACGTTCGTCGCAAGTATCAGCCATTCCGTCTTGAAGACGAGCGTGTTAAGGACGTGAAGTTTGCCATCAACGAACAAGGCGACCTGGCGGTCGATGTTCCGGCATCCTATGCTGATGGTGGGTACGTTGTGACGTTGAACAATCACGACGAGTTAACTTCTGAAGAGGCACACGCAATGGCACGTGTCATCACGGCGCTTGGTCATATCTGTCACTCGTTCACCAATATCAAATTGGCGTGTTTCGAGTACGCCACATCCAGCATCCTGTAATCACTATCCACATACGCATATGAAATTGGTCACGTTCCAAAAGTTCCGCTGCTACGACAAGAAGTACGAGTGTCTTCAAGATAAACTGGTCACAGAGGTTCTTGTCGTAATCAACGCAGAACACGTAGTGAAAATCAACCAACGCAAGCCTGTCTTGCACGAGGATAAGGTATACTCTAGCGAGTACTACTGCGAAATCGTCACGCTCAATGGTGGATGCGAAAACGTCCAAGGTAAACTTGCTGAAGTCGTCGCAAAACTTTCCTCCCTATAATTATTTTCCACACACACATATATGAACCTCGCACAATTCATTCGGGACACCATCGACCAGCAGGAAGGAGGTACTCCGGCACGTATCGACGCTTTGCTCGACTTGATGGTCGTAGTCAAAGACCTGGCTGGCGATCTCTCTAACGAGAATCACCAATTCTCGCTCGACTACAAGGAGTCGGCGCGTACGTCGCAGGACGTAATGGAGGATAAGAAGTACGCTCGCCTGTACGCCAAGGATGCATTGGCATTCGTCCAAGCTGCGGACGGCATTCACAAAGTATATAGCAAACTCTACAAAAAAATTAACTCCTAATACACATATGAAAAAACAAAAGAAGAAATCCGACATCAAGACGTACTACGTCACGCACATCATCACCATCGTCCAAGAGATTCCGGCACGTGACGAGGATGAGGCAATCGAGCGAATGAATGAAATGATGATGTTTGATTGTGAGTCACGTGCGGCGCTAACAGAAGAAGGCTGCACGTCTACTTCCACTACTGATTGGGAAATGGAAGCACGTGATGCAGAGGAGCAAGCAGAGTACGAATCCAATAACTAATTCTATGAGCAAAACCTACTACACAGAGAAAGCCTGGCATTTAGCTGCCATTGAAGACCCACGGAATCCTTCCTTCACCATCAACGAGATTACGTTCCAGAAAACAGGCGACACGCTGGTCGTGACCGAACACGAGTACGGACAAATCTCTGATGCTGTTGACGATCTCTATGGCGAGCTGCCGGATGATGACTGCGTCTTGCTTGACGGAGAGGAATATTATGGCGACCAAAAGGACGTACTCGACTGCGTGACTATCTACAAAACTGTTGACTAATGGCGCGGCGCGTAACAACGTATCTATCTTCCTACTATGACCATCAACGACGACCCCATCCTAAACTTGGCACGTGTTATCGCACGTTACCATCGCCTCTATACTGTCCCAGAAATCTCCAGCGTAGCACGTACGTTGCTTGCAGATTGGGTAGCCTTCCAAGACAAGGAATACCTGGACGACCAAGACAACGACGTGCCGGAAAAGCGAATCTACATTCTACTCGATTTGTTGGTACATACTACTACCTGTGGCGAGCAACGTAAAGGTATCTTAAAGCTGCTTGCTGACAACGTAGACGCATATGCGTGTGTGTGTGCTAATTGTCCTTCTGGAGCGTTCAGCAAAAAACTATGGACGGACGTTATCGATATCCTTGAGCCTGTTTACAAAAACGACTAACACCACAATGCACATCAAATCTAAAAAACCCTCCAACGTCTGGGTAGGAGTTATCCCAGATATCTTTGGCTATGGCATCAACGCCATTGGACACACACGGGCCGGCGTGATGAGAACGCTCCGGCAATCGTATGACGAATGGAAGAAGGCTCGACCCGACCCGACGACTAACTTCAAAGATTCATATGCACGATTTGGCGGCGCAGTCACCAAGGTTGAAATTGACAAAGCATATCACAATAACTTTAACTCCTAATCTCCCACCACACACATATGAGCAAATCCAAGAAGAAGAAACCGATGATGTACACCATCACGGAAACCATACACGTCTGCTACCAAGTAGTCGCAATGTCAGAAGAGGAAGCACAATCCCATTATCGAAATCTCCCTAGCGAGGAGTTTACGCAATTATTGGAGGAGGCTGCGTCCAATAACTACTGCGACGACGAGGTATCGAATGAGGAGGAGTACGACAAGGATAGGTATTCCTACATCGATGTGACGGAAAAGGCACAGAAACACATCAACAAGAACCTACCGGAAGCCTAATATGAAAATCAAAATCGAGCAGGACATTCCAGAGGGTACGCCAATCGTAGAGGCTTGTTGCATTGAGGCGCGTAACCTGGGCATTCGTGCCGGAGCAGGAGCTGCCGAATGGGTAGCAATGGAGACGTTTGGTGGTCGTTGCACACGTGACCATAAGGAGAAGGCTCGTGCTGTCCTTGAGTCTATCGAGTCGTGCGACCACACGCATATGGACGTGACGTTGCCTAATCTTTCTGGCGAGTACGCTGGAGATATGACACCAACAGGATTGCTTGAGACAGTTAAGCAGTATCAAGACGTTGGACGAGGTATGCACGAGGCAGAGGTAGACGAGGCGCTGGACGATATCTGCCAAGCCTATGAGGATGGCGTAACGGAAGGGTACGAATGGCAATTGGCTACCCTCGCCAAGAGTACGCTGGAGTAGGCAAGGTACATAGGTAGGTAGGTAGGTACACACGCACACGCACACACGTGTGCTTGTTTGTTTAGAGCTGCCGTCAGCACGTCAAGGCCGGCAAGACCTGGCTGTCGTGTGGTCGAGCTGCCGTCCGACGATCTGCACGTCGTCCGCACGTCCGGCACGATCTACCGACCTGGCTGTCGTGTATCCATAACGTCACTACATTGCGACCCGACGACCTGGCTGATGTTTGCTATTGACTGTGTGGTGCTGCCGTTGACTATAAGAGACGCACAACGCACACCATATGTCTGAACGAATCACAAAGGCGCGACTCGACTCACGAGTAGCCATCATCAACGGAGGGTTACTCCTCCCGAAATCACCCTACACAAAACTGCCGGACGGCACGATTAAGCAGAACGAGGGACACATTTACATTCAACAGGTTTACGGAGGGTATATGATTGAACAGTTTTGCGAGTCTGGTTCTAGGAACGTCCGTGAACGACTCTACACGGCAAGAGAGTGTTGGGAGGCTCTTGGGGGTATCATTGAAGGTATTTACCTTACCTCTAAATATTTTGACCTGTACAAGAAGAAGGAAGACGTGAACACTACCGATCTAAAGTAACCCTTTCCCCCCACACACAACACACACACACAATGAGCAAGCCTACTGAAGAACAAACCCAAGCCCTTAACGAGAAATTAAGGGAGGTAGAGTCAGCCTTTACTATGGCACGACTCTACAGCAACCAAGCAGGATGCAGTATGGCATCAGAAGAAAGGCGCTTCATTGCGTCCTTCCTCTTTGGTCGTGCTGTCGCCTCCGTCTTCCTCTCGATGGATTGCGGACAAGTAGCCTCTGAAGCCTCCGAGGAATTGGCTGAACACGCAGAAGGCTCACACAATGACGTGTGCAACGTCGTATCCGGCACGTACTGCTTTACGTGTGCAGATAGTACGACTTGCCCCTGCAACGTCGGAAGCATCGAGTCGCTAGACGTTTATGACGAAATATTGAGAGACCTGGCTAGAGAGCATAACGGCAAGGACGCAAAGCCTTACGGGTCGCTCGTCGAGTCGCTCCGTCCTGCTGCTGACTTCCTTGTGGCGATTGCTACAGTCGAGAAAGACGCTCAAGCAATCGAGACGGCAAACCGAATTCGTGCGCTGGTAACCGAGTGACGTTTGCAGTCGTCCTGCTCCTTGTCCTGCTTTGGTTTGGGACACGGAGGTAACTCAAAGGAGGCGAGAGCCTCCTTTTTTTGTGCCCAGCTGCCTTTAGCTGCCGTCCGGCACGATCAATTCAAGGCGCGTCGATTTTCTGCCTTCCGGACGCAGATACTGCTTGAGTTTACTGTTTGACGATTGCGACCCTCTAGCGTCGTCCTGGTGGCTGTTTACTCTTTAGGCGACCCTTCCCCTTGGCTACATAGTAAACGAGCCTTGTGGGGCATTTGTGCAAGGACGTAACTCGTTGATAGTTAACGACTTATGTAACTTGTAAAAATGTGTAAAAACGTGCCTTAATTGCCCAATCATTAGTAATGAACCTATGATTAAGCACGTCTTAACCTTTAATCCTGGGTAATGAACCTATGATTAGAAAGTTATTCACAATCAGCACAATTCGCTTGCGTTGACAATTTACTTGACGGCGCGACCGACACGCATTCCGACCAATGATACCAAGGGTTTTATGAGCTGCCTCCACAGTTGACTCTAGAGGCTCTTTCAGAGGCCGGCGTGATAGTTAACCCTCACAGTAAACAAAACGCTCCTAGAGGCTTCCCAGATACCTCAAACACGATCCTCCGGAAATTAGTAAACTTTCCTTGCCAAGACCTGGCTAAAGGGGACAATTATAGACGAACATCCTATGCACGACGATATCCCCCCCACATTGACGGAAACCGCTCTTGGTTTCCTTGGTTACTGTATGGCAACGGCGGCGCTAGTCGCCATTCCGCTCCTAGTGGTCTACTTCCTTTCCTAATATGCTCTGCACCATTAAAGAGGACGCAATGGGAAGCCTTCACGTCTGGAAAGGCAACGTCGTTCCTGTTGGCTACAAGTACACGTGGCACGCAGAAGGACGAGACGCAGACCTGTACGTGCAGGAAGGAATAGGAGCAGAGGAGTTTAAAAGCGAATTGAGCAAGACCAAGCAAGCCCAGCTGCGTAAGGGTTACGCCATTACTGCACAAATCTACGACGAGTACTTCCAAGAATGAAAAACCCACTACACCGGAAGACCAAGCAGGAAGACGCAGAGGCTCTCGGTCTTGCTCTGATTGCTTGTTGTGCCTTCTCTAACTCTGCTCTGACGGAAGAAGGTATCTGCTGCGGACAAAACGAGTTTTATTATCGGGTCGCAGAACATTATATGAACATCGACGACACGCACAATAGACCGGAAGACCTGGAGCAAGTAGCCAAAGTACTTGATGCTCTCGCAGAACAATTCCGCACGTTTGCAGAGAATATCAAGGAAGAGAGAGGAGACGCACAATGAGCAACCCTACACCAGAGGAAGTGCAGTCGTACGTTGCACATAAAAAACAAAACTTGGATATTTGCTTCACGTATTTCTGTAGCAAACCCCCAGCGTTTGCGCGTACTCAAATCCGCCTTCTAAAGCGAAATATGGAGGAAGCAAAGCAAAGGGGGTTTGAAAATTGGAAGGCACGTGCTGACGCAGAAGTAGCAATCGATCTTTATAAGAGTGTCTTAAAATGGCATAAGAATAGTTAACCACTAAACGCATACAGAATAACGGGAGGCAAGTAGCCTCCTTTTTTTGTGCCTTGGTAGGTAGTCGGTAGGTAGGTAGGTACACGCACGCACACGCACGCACACGCTCCGGCACGTAGGCGCGTACACAATCAGAAGGCCGGCACGACCTGGACACGCCAAGCTGCTTTTAGCTGCCGTCCGCATCCACAAAATACTTACGCACGTATCCACAAAGTCACGACTCCGGCACGTATCCAAAACGTCCTTACGTTTTTATGATCAATACGTGCCAAGACCTGGGCTTGACGTAAGCCTAATAGTTAACACCATTAGGGACGTTATGAATAACACCACCAAACACGCCCTAGTCCATTCGTTCACCCATTCCGTCACGCGCACGATTAATCTCGTTCGTGATATGGAAGCAACCTACGTCGATGCAGTCGAGAATCGGAATAACGCTCTGTTCCCTTCCAAGGCTTACGAAAATGCAGAGCAGAAGGTTGAAGATATCGAGGAGGAAGCCTCTCGCCTTATCTTCGGCAATCGCAACGCTCTGTCCTTCTCCCAATGCTTGGAGGAAGTTGACTTGATGGCGAGTGATTGGGAAGTCGGTCAAAACGTCTTCGCCTCCTCCTCTATCAATCGCCCCCAAGCAATCACCAAGGGAACGGACGTGTTCCGCTATCGTGGTGCTTGGGTCGTCCTACGCTTCCGCATCGAGAATGGAGAGCCTAGCCTCTGGTTCTTGCACGTGCCGGAATGGGTCGTCGTTCCGCAGCACCTTGGATTCTGGCCTCCCTCTTCGTCCAAGAAGTAAACAGGACGACACGACAGAACAAGCCCACGTCACTCGTGGGTTTTTTTGTGCCTAGTCATTGCCTCCACCGATCTCTAACGGAGGCGCGTAGACCTGGAGGCGACCCGTTGCACGTGCCGGAGTCTGTAACTAACAAGTCACTACGTGCCGGAGCGTGACGGCAGCTTTACGTATCCAACAAGTCACTACGCTCTGTAGTTAACTTCTCCTTACGTGCTGTATGTAAAAAGTCACTACGTGCTGTATCCGTTTTATGGATACGGAATATAATATTTCTTATAGAGAATATAATAAAGAGGAGCGACCGGCCTTTTATAATATTTCTACAACGTTCTATAATAAAGTACAGACGGCAACAGTCCACGCGCCTCGGCAGCTTTAGGGCGGGGGGGATCGCACCAGGGGGGAGGGGGGGGCGGTCAAGCGGGTCTACCCATATAGACTTTTTCTGCAATAAGACCTACTAATGGAGTCCAGTGGAATATCTAATGGGATATGGAGGTCAGTATGATAGGTAGGCTTATATGGAGTATTAGGGAATCTAATAGGTCTTTAGGAAGTCTGATACGGATTTGACATAGATTATTGTCCCCCCTTAATAATCCCCTGTCTCCCCCCTCAGTCCCCCACAAGGGGGAAGGGGTTATTCTCGTAGAGCAGCGAAGAGATAACCACTGGGAGACAAGTTGACGAAGTCCCAATATATGGTTAGATCGTTTGGTATGGATATTAAGATTATCAAGGAGGCTGAGGTAATTCGGCTGACCGGGTTGAGTAAGGACGAGATGAAGGAATGGCGCAGTAGGCTTGAGGAAGGGAAGCATTGGGTGCGTGTTCCTAGTAACCGGCCTAAGAAGTTATGGGCTATTAGTTGGACAGAGGCTGGGGTAGGGGCTTTGAGTAAGGGCGCTGATTTAGGGGAGCTGCAAGCCGACCTGGACAAGAACCTTGAGAAGCCGAAGGAGTTCTTTGGGATTGTGAAGGGTAAGTTTACTAACAAGCGGATTATTCTTTGTGATGTGGAGTACGATAAGGTGAAGATTGAGGCTAACGTCCTGGTAAGGGATAGCCGGAACTTTGTGGTGGGTATGCGAGTGCCGTTGAGATCGGATGGGGGTCGCTGGGTGGCGGCGAAGCATCCTAGATTTGGGGGGCGCTGGTAATGGACGACAAGCCCAAGAAGCGGAAGCGTAAGGCTAAGGATATTGTGACGCATAACGACGAGCAGCTGGAGGGTGCTATGATGGCTGCCTTACAGACCTTGAAAGTATACTGTCCGCAGGGGGTTATTATTTTGAACTCCAGGTCGGATAAGTGGAAGGTGTTAACTTTTGGCGGCGGGGACAGCAGGGAGAACTTCCACGTTGTACTAGGAGCTGCTCTTGCAGCCGGGGTCGTAGCCCTGGACGTAGGGCCGTCTGAGGCGGACGAGTGGAAGGATTGACACTTGACACGATCTGCTAACGGCTCATTGTGACTCGTACAATGGCTCTCCCCTCTACCGAAAGGCACGGGGGAGTCTTCTCTTTGCCTTGGTAGCACAATGGCGGTGCGCCTGTTTTGTAAACAGGGGGTTGTCGGTTCGACTCCGACTCAAGGCTCACCTTGGAAGTCTCATTCAATGGCAGGATACCTGGTTCGCGCCGGGCAATGGGGGTTCGATTCCCCCCACTTCCCAGTTTACTACCAATAAGGTGGACTACTTGACAAGTTATACACATTGGGGAGACTTATGGCACTATGAAGTCTAAGAAGCACGAAGGTAAGGAATCCAAGGGCAAGGAGCGTGGCGAACACAAGCGTCCAGGCTATTCCAAGATGGAAGGCTTTGAGAAGGCTATGCACGGCAAGAACCGTGGCGCTGGTTTCAAGGGCTACGGAAAATCCAAGGGCGGGATGTAACGGCAATGTTCCCGTTCAACTCTGAAGAAGACGACGAATGGGACGAGCCGGATGCAAGTGACATTGCTTCCATTATTTTTTTAAGGACACCCAAACCACTATGGCAGACTACAAAGGCAGAAAGGTTACGCTGAACCGTCCGTTCCGTACACCTGGCGGCCCGAAGAAGTCGGCTGTCTATGTGAAGGCCGGTGCTAAGACGAAGATTGTCCGCTTCGGTGACCCGAATATGACGATCAAGAAGAGCAACCCAGCCCGGAAGAAGTCTTTCCACGCACGACATAAGTGCGCCACCGCTAAAGACAAGACGACTCCCAGATACTGGTCTTGCAAGGCTTGGTGAAATTAACCCAGCATCCAGTCATCAAACTCCCCTCAACGGAGGAGTTAAAACTGCTTCAGCAGAAACTTGGGTCAGAAAAACTCGCAGACGTACTACGCATCCGTGAAGAAAAGATCCACGCAGAAAAGACTGACCCATACCGCCACGGTTACGAGCCGTTCCACTGGAGGGATGCGGACAGTTTGCTTAAGACCCACCAAGAACTGTGCGTATTGGGTGGTAATCGTGCGGGTAAAACTGAATGGGCTGCCAAAAGGGTAGTCTCCGCACTGGTTAATACCCCCAATGCCCGTGTGTGGTGCTTGCATACCACATCCCAGTCATCCATCCAGATGCAGCAGAATGTTATCTGGAAGTATATCCCCCCAGAGTTTAAGACGCTGAAGAAAGGCCGGGTTACTAACGTCCAGTACTCCCAGAAAAACGGCTTCTCTGACGGCACTTTCATCTTTCCAAATGGTAGCCAATGCCATTTTATGAATTATGCCCAAGAAAAAAGAGTCATTGAAGGTGGCGAGTGCGATATCATCTGGTGCGACGAACTTGTACCTCTGGATTGGATCGAAACACTACGGTATCGTGTGGTTACCAGACGTGGTAAGCTGCTTATCACTTTCACCCCGGTTTCTGGCTACACTAACGTTGTAAAAGAGTACATCTCTGGCTGTAAGGTTCTGGAAAGTCGAGTTGCGACCATCCTTGACCAGAAAATCCAGCACGTACCAGGCGTTCCGAACGGACATATGCCGTATCGGGCTAAATCCCGTGGCAAAGATGCCGGGGTTATGTGGTTTCACTCCGAGTTTAACCCGTACAACCCATTTGACGAGCTGCGTCGCACTCTGGAAGGCAAAACAACTTACGAGAAGAAAATCCGAGCCTACGGCTGGGCTGATGGACTGGCTGGCGCTCAATTCCCACGCTTCGGTGACCTCAACGAGATTGACGACGACAAGATTCCAGAGGAAGGGACTAACTATATGGTCGTTGACCCTGCCGGAGCAAGAAACTGGTTTATGCTTTGGCTGCGGGCTGTCGGTACGGGCGAAAACACCAAGTGGTTCGTCTACCGAGAGTGGCCCGACGCTTCCTACGGTGAATGGGCGCTACCAGACTCCAAGTTGGACGGCAAAGCCGGCCCAGCACAGCGAGCAGGGGCTGGAAGAGGTATTGCGGACTACAAAGCACTCATCCGTGAACTAGAAGGCGAAGAAGTCGTTGAGGAACGTCGGATTGACCCTCGTGCCGGGGCTACACAGGCTGCTACCCAAGAGGGAGGCACTTCCCTTATCGAGTTGCTGTCAGAAGACCCAGACCCGATGTATTTCGATCCAGCGCCAGGCATCCGCATCGACGATGGCGTGTCTGTCATCAATGACGCTCTTGCTCACGACCCTGGACAGCCGTTGTCCCCAATCAACGAGCCGAAACTCTACATTGCTAAGTCCTGTGACAATCTTATTTACTCTTTAAGAGAGTGGACAGGCGCGGATGGAGACAAGGGTGCTTCAAAAGACCCCATTGACTGCTTACGCTATTTGGCTACGATCCAGCCAGAAGAATATGACGATGAATCGTTCAAGTGTAAGGGTGGAGGCTCTTACTGATGCGTAACCCCGACGATTACCCAATTCTGCTCTCCAGATCGCTTGCAGAGCAGCTGACCGGAATTGATGTCCGTGAATTGGACAAATTGAGGAAAAACGGCATTATCCGGTGTTACAATACATTGGGGGGTCAATATAGATTCCATAAGTCGTCCCTTTTACAATATATAGAAAGTAAATCATCACCTTTATGCTCTCAGAAGATTCTCGAAAAGACAAACTAACATTTTACACGGATACTCCCGATGTGGTGTATCTCCGTAAAGAACTTGAACGCTCCCTGTACAACGGGGGTAACGTCGCTCGCTTAAACAGCAACGACGACATTCGTCTAGCCCGTTGGGACGGTATGACCGACGACGGCAAGAAGTACTCGACCAATGAGGGTGTGACTGCGTTTCCTTTCGAGGGCGCTTCCGATGTGCGTTGTCGCCTGGTTGACCAGACGATTAACGAACTAGTCGTGCTGATGGTGTCTTCTTGGAATCTTGCACGTCTGCGAGTTTCTGGTACAGAGTATAACGACGCTTCTACTGCCGGGTCTATCCAGAACCTTGCCAACTGGGTTATTAATAACCGTATGAAGGCTGACCTGGCGCGTGAGGCTGAACTTTGGGCGCAGTACACTCAGCAGTTCGGTTGGTCTGCCGTCCACATTGGCTGGGAACGCAAGTTAGGCATCCGTAACTCTACGATCACGACAGGCGAAATCCAAGCCCGTGGTATGAACGGTGACCAGATGGCTATTGAACTTTTTGGCTCGCTCCAAAACACGGGTGCATCCGACCTCACAAAGTCGTTGTTAAGGGCTGTATATAATGTAGCCGAATCCGAAGTGGAGCGAGTCTCCTATGAACTGACACGGGCCGGTACTTCGACCTACCGGGAGCAATACACGGTTTCTAGTAGCCCAGCCGTAGCTGCGCTTAAGCCGTTTGACGAAATTGCCTTCCCTCCCGAAACCCTAGACCTCCAGGATGCACGTGTTGTATTCCGTCGGGTACATTACACGGCTGTCGAGCTGCGTGAGTTCATCGAAACCGATGGCTGGAGTGAGGAGTTCGTTGAGGAAGCCGAAACTGTTACTGGCAAGTCATCTTGGTATGCAGACCCTAATCTCATCCCAAGCACGACCAACGTAACCAATACGCTTCACCGCGCCGACAACTTGGTCGAGATCGTTTA